CTGGACGCAGAACCGCACTCCGTCCTGCTCCTGGAGCAGCGGATGGCGACTGGGGTCCCTGGCGTGTGGGGGACGGGTGACGCGGTGGTGGTCTCGCCTCGCGCCGTCCGCGTCCTCGACCTCAAGTACGGTCAGGGCGTGCCCGTGAACGCCGTCGGCAACCCTCAACTCAGGCTCTACGGCCTGGGCGCGCTGAACGAGTTCGGGGACCTCCTGGGCACCGTCGAGGAAGTCAGCGTAACGGTCGTGCAGCCTCGCCTGGGGAGCGTCTCCTCCGAGACGCTGAGCGTCGCCGAGCTCCTCGCCTGGCGGGACGAGCATGTCCTGCCCGCCGTCCAGAAGGTCGAGGACGGGTCTACCGAGTTCGGTCCCGGCGAAGCGGCTTGCCGCTGGTGCCCCGTGGCTGGCGAGTGCCGGGCGCGTCGTGACTTCCTCGTCGCCCGCGACTTCGGAGACCCCGGCCTCCTAGACGACGAGGAGGTGGGCGCGGAGCTGGAGCGCGTCGCCCAAATCCGCCACTGGTGCGACGCACTGGAGGGAGTCGCCTTCGATCGCATTTACACCGAGGGCCGGACCATCCCCGGCTTCAAGGTGGTGGCGGGCCGGGGTCGCCGTGTGGTGACTGACCCGGCGGTGGCCATCCAGACGCTGATCGACAGCGGATACCAGCCCGAGCAGGTGGCAGAGTTCAAGATTCTACCGCTAGGCAAGCTGGAGAAGCTGGTGGGCAAGGCCGACCTCCCCGACCTGATCGGGGACTACATCACCAAGAAGGAGGGCAAGCCCTCCCTGGTGGGGGATGCGGACCCGCGTCCGCCTCTCACAGCCGCCGCGAGCGCTGCGGCGGACTTCGGGTAGACAACCCGAGGTTAAAGCGCTACACTTAGGGGTGTGCCGGGGCCTTGAGCCTCGGCCCCGGCACGCTCACCGATTCACGATCACCGAAAGAAGATGATTACAATGGCTAACCCCCGCAAGGTTGTCACCCGCGCCGACGAGAACATTCGCCTTGGCTACGTTCACCTGCTGGAGCCTTACGCGGCCTCCCCGGAGCAGGACCCCAAGTTCTCGTGCATGCTCATCATTCCCAAGACGGCGAAGCGCACGCTGGCCGCGATCAAGGCCGCGCAGCAGGCCGCGATTGAGGAGCAGAAGGCGAAGTTCGGCGGCAAGGTGCCGAAGAACCTGAAGTCCACCCTCCACGACGGCGACGAGGACGCGGACCTGGAGCGTAACCCGGAGCTGGAGGGGTGCTACTACATGAACGTGTCGGCTAAGCGCCGCCCGGGCGTGGTGGACCGCGACCTCAACCCGATTCTGGACAGCACCGAGGTGTACTCGGGCATCTACGCCCGCGTGTCCATGTCCGCGTACTGCTACAACACGAACGGTAATCGCGGCGTGACCTTCGGCCTGGAGAATGTTCAGAAGGTCCGCGACGGCGAGATGCTGGGCGGCGGCGCGTCCCGCGCTGAGGATGACTTCGACGTTCTGGAGGACGACGAGGACGACATCCTGTAACATAGGCCCTGGTGGGTCCCGACCCCATCACCACCTTCTTGGTCCTGGTGGTGATGGGGTCTTTTCATCCCCTGGCTTGCATCGTAGCGCTTGGGTGTGCTATGCTGGTTCATGTCACCGCACGGGTGACCCCTGAACTGAAAGGACCAAGACCCATGCCCCGAACACATGGACTGCGTTCCACCTACGTCGCCGGGTGCCGCTGCGACCAGTGCCGCGCCGCCAACCGCGAGTACGGACGCAAGAAGTCGCGCATCACCGACTTGACCCCTGCTCACCGGGAGGCGCAGCGCGCCGCCCAGGAGGCCAGCGTGGAGGCCGCCACCCGCTCACACCGCCCCTGGGAGCAGTGGGAGGACGAGGTGGCCGGAGACTACTCCAGATCGATCTCGGAGATTGCCGCCGACCTCGGGCGCACCGTCTCCTCGGTGCGCAACCGCCGCGCCGTGAAGGGCCTTCGCGCCAAGTGGCACGCCGCCCACGTCCTCGAGGGAGGCGAGCAGGAATGAAGAAGTACCAGATCGACTGGGTGCAGTTCATCTGCGCCCTGATCACCGTCGTGAGCTTGGTCGGTGCCATCGTCGCCATGTTCATCTTCCCGCGCCAGCCCTGGCCGGTCGTCTTCCCGCTCCTGTGCGTCGCCGCCCTGTTCTCGGTGATCGTTGACGCGCGTATGGAGGGGCACGGGCGGAGGGGCCGGAAATGATTCCTCCCAGCCTTATCACCCCTGCCCCGGCCCCTGTCGTCGCGCTCCCGCACGACCTCTACGTGGACATCGAGACGTACTCGACCACCGATATTAAGCGCGGGGTCTACCGCTACAGTGAGGACCCGGAGTTTCTCGTCCTCATGTGTGCGTGGGCGCTGGACGACGGTCCCGTGCAGGTCGCCGTCGGACGCGACGAGATCATGAAGATTCCCCACCTCCTCGACGGCTCCAACGTCGTCGTGAGATTCGCCCACAACGCACAGTTTGAGCGCGTTTGCCTCTCTCGATTCCGCGGACTACCGACTGGTCAATATCTCCCGCCTGAAGCCTGGGAGGACACGATGGCCCACATGGCTGAGTGGGGCTATCCCCAGTCCCTGGAGGGTGGGGCGAAGGCCCTCGGGGCCGACCCGAAGGACGGTGCGGGCGCGGCCCTCATTCGTTGGTTCTGCCAGCCGGATAGGAGCGGCAAGCGCCGCCTGCCCGAGGACCACCCCGAGAAGTGGGCGCAGTTTGTCGAGTATTGCCGCCAGGATGTGGCGACGATGCGAGACATGCGCCGCCGCCTCCTGCGCCGTCACGGTCAGGACTGGCCGACCGATCACGAGCGCCGTGTGTGGATTGCCGACCAGAAGGTCAACGACCTGGGCATTAGGGTGGACCTCGATATGGCCGCGAGCGCGGTCGAGGCGGCGAGCGAGAACCTCGCAGCCGACAAGGCCGAGGCCAAGGCCATCACCGGAGTGGAGAACCCGGGGAGCACGGCTCAGCTTCTCTCCTGGTTCGGTGGTCTCCTGCCTGACCTGAAGGCGGAGACGGTGCGCCGGGCGCTCACGCGCGACGATCTGACCGCCGATCAGCGGCGCGTCCTGGAGCTGCGCCAGAGCATGGCCCTAACAGCGCACAAGAAGTTTCAGACAGCGCTCGACGCGGCGAACACCGACGAGCGCCTGCGCGGCGGCTTCCGCTTCTTCGGTGCGCACACCGGGCGGTGGGCGGGCCGGGGCCTCCAGCTCCAGAACCTGCCTCGCGCGGGCTTCTCGTCCGAGGCCGCTCAGGACGCGGCTATCCTCGACCTGAACCTGGGTCTCGGTGCCGACCCCCAGACCCTGAAGGCCCTCGTCCGCCCACTCCTCGTGGGGCCGTTCACGGTGTGCGACTATAGCGCGATTGAGGCGCGCGTGGTCGCCTGGTTGGCGGGCGAGGAGTGGGCGCTGGAGGCGTTCGCGGAGGGCCGGGACATCTACGTGGAGACGGCCAACCGTATGGGCGGCGGGATGGGCCGTAAGGAGGGTAAGGTGGCCGTCCTTGCCCTCGGCTACAACGGCGGCGTGGGGTCGTTGCGCGCTATGGGTGGCGACGCGCTGGGCGGCGAGGCCGTCCTTCAGCGCATTGTCGATCAGTGGCGCGGAGCGAACAGGAACATTGTCCGGCTGTGGGGTCGCCTGGAGCGAGCCTTCTACTATGGCGGGCAGGCGGGGGAGCGTCTGACTGTGGAGGCGGACGGCTCCGACCGTCTGGTGCGCCTCCCGTCCGGTCGCGCGGTGGTGTATCACCAGGTGCGCGCGGGGCGCGATGGTCGCCTGTCGTTCCAGGACCCGAAGCTGCGCTGGAGGACGGAGACCTACGGCGGGCGGCTGGTCGAGAACGTCACGCAGGCGGTGGCCCGCGACGTGCTGGGCGCGGCCCTGGTCCGCCTCGTTGAGGAGGGCCACCGCGTGGTCGGCCACGTGCATGACGAGGTGATCGTGGAGTCGTCGCCGGAGTCGTCGCTGGCGGCTATTCGCCGGGTGATGGTGACTCCCACGGAGTGGTCGGACGGCTTGCCGCTGGCGGCGGCTGGCTACTCGTGTGGTCGGTATCGGAAGGACTAGCGGGGTGTGGGGTGTATCACTAGCGCTTTGGTGATGCACCCCGCGCCGGGTGCGCTATACTGATTACGTCACCGCCCCGGTGACCCTATCCTGAAAGGACCAAGACAATGACCAACTTCCGCACCACCTGGGACCACACCAACCTCCACCTCGAGCACGTCACCGGCAACCCCGCCAAGCACTTCACCGGCGCAATCTTCGCGGAGCGCTTCGAGGCCATCAGCCGGGGTCGCTTCTTCGTCGGCAACATCTCCGTCACCTACACCAAGGGCACCGGCTACCGCCTTATCCTCAAGGCCGAGGACGGGAACCGCCTCCTCGAGGTCACCGAGAAGAACACGATCGGTTACGACCGCGCCCTGACCATCGTCTCCGAGTGGATGAACCACCCGGCCAACCGCGACCGCCTCCCCAAGGCGAACCGCTAACCCACCCAGGGAGGCCCCACCACCCGGCGGGGCCTCCCACCCACCACCCCCTGAAAGGACACCATCATGGCAAGCAAGATCGAGATTCCCGTCAACGACAACACCGGCAAGCTCATCTACTGGACGAGGAACCACAAGCTCGGAGTCCCTGGCAAGTTCGGCCTCATCCCCGCCTCGCAGATCGAGGCGATCAGCATTGACCGCCCCGCCATTGGGGCCACGACAGGCCAGCAGGTCCTCCACGTGTTCGCGGAAGGCATCCTCTACGCATACGCGATCCGCGAAGCCGACCTGAACGACGTCGACGCAATCCGCCGCCAGGTGCAGGGCGCTCGCGACATTGCCCGTATCACCCAGCAGCTCAACAACTGAGAAAGGACCAACCGCCATGAACTTCACCGACCAGCTCCAGGACGGCCTGGACCAGCTCAGGGATGCCCTCGAGGCCTTCGCCTTCGCCCTGAAGGCGGTCCCGATCCAGCGGGGGCACCTCACCGTCCCTAACGACGAGGTGACCGGCGAGTACCTCGCCAGCCTCCCGGTCGGCCTCACCCTCCACGAACGCGGGCTTGCCTCCGCCCGCCTGGACAACCTGATCACCATCCGCCGCGAAACGAGCTGCTTCGTCCGCCTCCCGCTCAGCAACGAGCACAGCGGCAAGCTCATCACCTACGAGCTGAAGGCCCACGACGGCCACATGCACGTGGCGTTTAACCTCTCCGCCCGTCCCGTCGATCCGGAAACCCTCTGAAAGGACCAAGACAAATGACCTCACGACAGATCGACATCCACGACCGCCGAAACCTGACCGACCTCATCCGCCGCGCCGCCTACGCGGAAACCGTCTACCTGGGGGCCGCCGTCCTCCATCAGGACATGAACGTTGGCTACGCCGTCGCAAACATGTTCCCGGACCTCTGCGCCGTCGACCGGGGGATCATCGACGTGACCGTTAACGGGGCCGTCGAGCGGATCGCGCGGGAAGGCTCCGGCCTCGAGGAGACCCTGGTCTTTGACATCCCCGCCGACGAGAGCCACCACCGCGAGCCGCTCCTGGCCGTTGTCGAGCTGTACGGGTACGAGCCGATGGCCCCGAACGTGAACAAGGGACTCAGGACGCAGGTCCTCGTCCGTCTCACCCAGGCCAACCCGGACATGCCCGGCGTGAACGAGCAGACCGTTCAGGACATCGTGAACATGCTGAACGTCTCGGACAAGATGCGGGCGGGCATGTCCGCCTACACCCTCACCGGCAACGCACAGTCCATCCGCGACAGCTTCTAGTCCGCGGACTCCGAAAACTGACCACACCTGAAAGGACCAACCATCATGACCGACTACGGCCACAGCCCCCAGGACCTGCTCCTGCGCGTCGCCTCCGAGAAAGCAGCCGTCTACGGCATCTCCTGGCGCAAACGCGGCGAGGCCTTCTCCATCGTCCCCAACGTCGCCCGCAAGGTTGACCGCCTGGGAGCGCCCGGAGCGGGAGACACCGAACTGGACACGAGGATGGACCTCGTGAATTACCTCGCCCTCTACGTCGGTTGGACGTGGCGTAACATCGTCGGCTCCTACACCGCCCACGCCCCGGCCCTCGTCGCCCGCCCCGCCCGGATGGGCGACCTCGATTACGAGACGGGCGCGAACTACGACGTGGCAGCCGCCGCCCGGGTGATCGAGCGGTGCGCCGCTATCGTTAGGGTCCCCCGCGTCACCTGCCCGGACGAGCAGCTTATCAAGCTGGTTCAGCTCACCCTCGAGGAGCTGTGTGACGAAGTGCTGAGCCGCGAGCGCAGCATGGACCGCAGCTTGGTGATCCTGAGCCGCCTCCTCAGGCATGCGTGGGAGCTATACCGCCGCGAGTGGGACATGGCTGTGGTATCGTAGCCGCCACACAAGACGAGGCCCCTCCAACCGATCGGTTGGAGGGGCCTCCTGCTATGCCGCCTACAGCGTGTCCCAGCCCTCCGGGAGCGGGTCGGACGGCCCCGCCGGGGCAGGAGGGGCGGGCGGCGTTACGCCCGGCTGCGCTCGCGGCTCGGGCTCAACAGCAGGCGACGCTAGGACCGTGGTCGGCTCCAGCAGCTCCGCGATAGTCACGTGCTGGCCCTCCACCAGGTCCATCTCGCGCTCAGCCAACAGGCCCGATGGTGTGTACACACGGAGCCTGTACCGCCCAGGGTGCAGGCTGGCCGAAATCGGCGTGCGAACACCCGCCGCGAGATTACCCGCGACGAGCACGTTCCCGTCGGCCATCCGCGCCGGGTCCGGGATGGGCTTCGCGTGAACCGTCATGGGGACGATACGCCCGGTGGGGGTCTGCACGGACCCCTCGATGAAAGCAGTCATGGCGACGCTCCTATGGTCGAGAGCGTATCCCGGAGCGCCTCGTGCTCCGCCCACGCCGTCTCCTGAATATTGTCAATCCGAGCGCCGAGGTCGCGCATATCGCGGTCCTGGCGCTCGGTGATGTTGGTGAGCACCTGACCGTGGGAGGCGAGCACCTGGCCGTGCGCGTCCAGCGTCGAGCGGAAGCCTTCCTGGTTCTGCTCGATGCGGCGCACCGCGTCCTTGATGCTGCCCCCATGATTCGGGGTCACCTCGTGGTGTACTTCGGACAGCGAGGCCTCCAGCGCGTCCAGCCGCTGGTCGATCTTCCCCGCTATAGCTTCGAGGGCGGAGGACGTTTCGGCCTGCTCGCGCTCGGCGCGGGCCTTGCCGACCTGCTCCCGGACCAGGAGCGCCTCCGCCTTGGCCTTCTCTCGTCCCCACTTGATGCCCGCGAGGACGGACACGGCGGTCACCAGGCCTCCGAAGGCAACTCCGGAAGCACTGATGACCGCTACGACCTCGCCCGGACTCACTGGGGCGAGTTCTCCCCGTCGCGCTCCCCGTAGATCGGGGCCTCGTAGACCCCACCCGTGTGAGACGCGGCGATCACGAGGGCGATCAGACCCAGGGCCTTGTCCGCCACGTCGAGCCAGTGCGTGGACTGCTCGGGCGTGACGTACCCGTAGGCCATGCCGAGCGCCAGGAGCGCCGCGACGATACCATACAGGGCCTTGCGGCGGGCGGGGGGGAGAGCCGCCCACCGGGTGCGATCAGTCGTGAGAGCGTGCTTCGGTGCGCTCATGATTACCATCCTCCATTCAGCAGCTCGCGCTGCATTGCTTCGACCGTCGGAGACGGCGCGTCCAGCGCCCCGTCTCCCTCCAGTCCGTACCGTGCGGCGAGGGCGTTCGCCGTGTCCGGCCCCATGAGGCCGTCAGCCTCCACGCCGAGGGCCTTCTGCATGGCCTCGATGAGGAGGGAGCCTTCCGCGACCTCGGTGGGCACAAACTCCCAGCCGGTCGTGCAGCCAGGCAGGCTGTCGCGGTTCACCGCAGCCTGGGACGACACCACGCCGTCCACCGTCGTGCCCAGGACACCCTGGAGGAGGCGGGTCGTCGCGTCGCCCCAGTAGCCGTCAACGGCGGGCTGGTGGGCGGCGGCGGGGACGATGCTCGCGCCACGCAGCGCCGCCAGCGTCTGGGGACCCGGAATACCGTCGATCTCCAGGCCGCCGTTCGCCTCCTGGAAGGCCTTAATGGCGTTGTAGGTGTTCGCGCCCAGGATGCCGTCCGCGCCGTCCTCCCCGAGGTCATAGCCTCGCGCCAGGAGCTGCTGCTGGACTTCGCGCACGTAGTCCTCGCCGTAGCCATTCGAGTTGTAGCCGGAACCGTGGCCATAGGTGGACACGCCACCCGTGTCGGACCCCGTGAACCTGAGCACGCAGTCCCACGGGTAATCGTAATAGGGCTTGACGTTGGTCTCATTGGCCTGGTCGCCCGCCTGACCGCCCGCGATCTCGCCGCGCTCGTCAATCGAAGCCTGAGCGAGCAGACCGCCACCCAGGTAGACCGCCACGTGGTTGGCATGGTTGAGCAGGATGTCGCCCCGCTCCAGGTCGGTGTCCGGGTCAAGCAGGTCCCACCCGCGAGCGGTCAGCTCACGAGCCATGTTGCCCGTGTAGGTGGCGTTTCCGGTGTCAAAGCCGCGCGCCTTCAGCACGCCGATAACGAGCGCCGAACAATCGGTCTCGCCTCCCACGCGCAGGTCCCAGCGGTTCCACTGGTCGTAACCCAGGTCGCCGTACTGGCACCACCACTGCATGTCATACGCGAAAGCGTCAATATCTGGCATGTTGTCAGTTCTCCTTCTTGTCCTTCATTGCCTGACGGAGGGCGAACAGGAGGTGTTCGTCCGTCACGGCGGATAGGTCTTCTCCCACCTCGGGCGGGACCTTAGCCAGCGCCAGGTACCGCGCCTCGAAAGCGTCTTCGTACACGTCAGCGATAGCCTGCTTGCCCGTGTTGTCGGCGTTCGAGACGATGATGTTGCGCCACGAGGCCTCCACCTCGTTCTCCGTCATGCCAAGCGTCGCCGCCAGAGCCACGGCGCGCTCCTTGAGCGCGGCATCCTTCGTCACCGCGATCAGCGCGCGGCTTGTTGCTGCCATTCTTGCCCCCTTCAGGCCTTGATAATGTAACCCACCGCATAGAACGGAGGGAGGTTGTTGTGCGGCTTATTGCCACCCGTAGCCGCCGCCTCCAGGTAGCCGAGCTGACCGCTCGCGGCGGCAGCGGGGATAGTCCACTTACCGCCCGAACCAGCGTCCGACTGCCAGATACCCACACCGTTAAACCACGCGCCGGAATAGCCCTGGCCGATCACCTTGTGAGAGTGGAAAGGCATCTCGTCCTTGGTCAGGGTGTGGGTCTCCTCGCCGCCCGTCTGCGCTCGCGGATGGGACGCGGACGCGCCCAGCAGGAAACGGCCCCGAAGGTCCGGAACCATGAAGTCCGCGCCGGTCCCTGTCGCGCCCAACACTGCCGCGAGTGCCGGATACTGCGCCTTCTTGTAGGCCGTGCCGTCGCACAGGAGCCACCCGGCGGGAGCCTTCACGCCAGCGTAGGCCACGACGGTGCCCACCGGGGCAGACGATCCACCATCGCCCGTCTGCGTCTCCCGCACCGTCCCCAGCAAGTAGAGACGGCGGTTGACGCTCACCGTCCAGACTCGGCGGCCCGTCTTCAGGTCACCCGCAAAATTGATCGGGTCAGCGGACAGGGGCGTTGCGTCGCCGTCGAGCTGGACGCGCAGCGGGTCGGTGCCAACCACGACAGCCCACCGGAAGACCGGCGCGAGGTCGAGACGGGCGCGAAGGCCCGCCACCACATTCATGAGATAATCGAGCGTCGTCATAGGTCTGTCACCTCTAGGAGCTTGGTTTTCACGAGCGCGGTGGGGTCCAGCGTGTACTCGATCTCCTTGACCACGCCCTGCGCCGTGTGCCCCTGGCTCGAAAAGCCGACCACCTGGTTAGGCTGGATCGGGACGGGCATGTGCTGGATGGTGATCGACGCGGACGGCGTGGACACGTCGATGAGGCGGCGGCGCGCCTGCGAGTCGATGGACTCTTGGTTGGCGGCCTCAACGCCGGTCTGGGTCTCCACGATCCACCGACCGCGCGACGGGTAGGAATAGGGGGAGGCCGGGTCCTCGTTGGTCGCCACGCCCACCAGCCCCGCCTTATCCTGGCTACCCTCGGACACCAAGACCACCTTGTTGGGGACGCTGGCCGCGTCCAACTCACGCTCCCACTCGGGCAGGTGGATGGAGCGAGCGCCCTCCCGGAAGTCGTAGGCCACGCCGCGCGCCGCCGGACGCACGTAGGGGTCCAGGTGGACCTGCCCCTCACCGTCCGGGTGCGCCGACCAGTAGCCCGCCGCGCTCAACAGCTCATTGGCAATGGTGAGGCGGGACTTGCCGGGATCGTACACGATGTCGGAGGACGCGGTGGCCGTCGATGGGGTGATGGACAGGCGCTCTAGGCCTGTCTCGCGCAGGAGGCCCGCCGCCACGTCGACAAGGTTGGACCCCGCCTTCACGGTGTAGGTGCGGTCCACGCAGTCAGCGTCCGGGAGGGCCAACGGGGACGACAGATCAACACTCCACGTAGACCCCGCCTCACCATAGGAGCGGGTAGGGGCGGACAGGAGGAACACGCCGAGGCCCCACGTCTGACCGTTCGCCGTGTAGTCGATGCGCACCCGCTGAGTCATCCAGTCGATGTGACCGCACGCCTCGGTGAGACTCAGGCTCCCAGACGCGCGCAAACGAGTGGAGTTGCTGAGCGTGATGTTCCCGCCGGTCACGCCGTCTAGACGACGAACCACACGGTCGCTCCAATCCAGGAGTGTGACCGTGTAGTCCGCCTGCCGGTGCGTGTCGAGGGCGCTCACTCGTCAATCTCCCTCACCGTCGACGCGAGAGCGTCCCTCGACAGCTCGATCAGGCCCCGCCGCGTGATGAGGGGACCCCGGCCCTCCAGGAACCACAGGGCCGCCTCATCGTTGGAGCCTTCCGTGGGGAGGACCTCGCAGGCGACGATCCAGGCACCCGCCAACGCCCGGCCCTGATGCTTCTCAGCGATCACGGCGGCAATGGCGTTTTCCACCTGGTCAAGCCCGTCAGTCATGATCCACCTCCTCGACCTCCAGCTTAACACTCCACTTGCCCGACAGCGCCCGGTCAGCGGTGAAGTCTCTGACCGAACAGTAAACGCGGCGGCCCATCGGGTCGCGGTACAGGAACGGCCCCGGCATGTAAGACAGCTCCTCCAGCCGCTGGATCATCCAAAAGTCCTCATCGAACAGAGTGGCGGACAGGCTCAGGGTCTTGGTCCGGTGCCGCCCGGCCATCTCCACGGCCCGCTCACGCCCCGCGAAACGGTGCAGCTTGCGGTTAGCAAGGCCCGTCTTGCACGAGTGCAGCGGGTCCCACCGCAGGGGCACGGTGAAGCCGAAGTTTTGGCCGCCGCCGATCCACATGGCCCACGAGTCCAGGACCATTTCCGACGTGGTGACCGCCGACGAGGGGAGCGCCGACGTCGCCGTCACGCGGTAGGCCGCCGCCCCGTGGCTGACCGACTGGTAATCGAGGAGCTGGCCCGACACGGGCAGGTCCTCGGTGATCGTCGTCCACGTGCGCCCACCATCGTCGGAGCGCTCCACCCTGTTGCGCACAGCGGCAGGCTTACCCGCCTCGAGAGCCGGGTTCACCACGCGGACACGCACGCACCCAGCCAAGTCGTCCCACTCCGGATACACGCGCGGGGCCGGAGGCTTCTCGTAGGCCACGCCGAACGTCTGGTTGGTGATCCTGGACTGCACTCCGTGCGCGTTCGTCGCAACCACGACCACGCGGTAAGTGCGACCATTCTCCAGGTAGGTGTTCAGGCGGACGCGAGTCAGCGGACCCCGCACCTCCTGCGTCTCGATCAGGTTGTTGCCGCCCAGGTACAGCTCGACGCGGGCGCTCGACTGCGCCGTGCCGCCGTTAGCCGAGTACGCCCAGGCGACCTCCACGAACGAGGTCTTGACCGTCTGGGAGGGGGACTGAATCGACACGACGGGACGCGGCTCCACGTAGAACGTCGCCCGCCTGGAGACCGGGGACGCATCCGCGTGCAGACCCCAGGTCTTCACCCAATACTCGTATGCGCCGACCTGGAGGACGCCCACCGTCGCCTGCTGCGCGGTGTCGCGCCGGTCGAACGTCGGCCCCGGCGTATTCGTCGCCTTCTTCTGATACTGAAGGCTGTAACGGGTCTGCGGGCTGGAGTCGGTCGGATTATGCCGCCAGGTCAGAATCACGGGGTCGTCGGACGGGAAGTACACGCCGTCCGAAGTCGGCTCGGGTGCGTTCGGGCGCGCCAGGAGCTGCACCACGTTGGACGGGGCCGACTTCGGAGACTCCACGGTGCCGCCCACGCAGACGACGCGGTACTGGTGGGTCACGTCGAGGCGTGGGTTGCGGTGAAGCCAGAACGCCTCCTCGGTCTTCAGTGAGGCCTTCGTGAGCAGCGTGTTACCGTCGTAAATATCCCACCTGGTCGGAACATACGGGGCCTTGTTCTCCCACGTGATCAGAATGTCGCCGTTGGCGTTCTTCTCCGCCCGGACGTTGATCGGCGCAGGCGGGGTCGTGTACACCGGCTCCGCCTCAGCATACGCAGAGCCACCAGCGCTGTTCTCCGACTTCACGCGGTAGGTGTACTTGTGCCCGGCGGTCACATTGAAGGTGGCGAGCGAGACCGCATTTTTGACCAGAGCGACAACTTCCCAGTCCGCGGACTCATCCACCCGCCGCTCAACCACGTAGTTGTCGATAGGGTTGGCCTCGCCCTGGGGCGGAGCAATCCAGTCCACCGTGATCTGGGAGTCACTGACGCGGGTGGCGCGGGCGACCGTCGGAGCGTTCGGAACATTGACCGGACGTGCAGGCAACGTCAGGTAGTTCTCGACCGCCGGGTTGCCGCCGTTCCAGATCGGCCCAAGGCTCGCACCAATGCCAATGGTCGTTTCCTGCCCGTACTTGAGCGGAACGTTGAAGCTCCACTGGCTTAGCTGCTTGTAGACCGTCTGCCCGTAGCCCGAGGAGAAGCTGAACTGCTCGGAGCCTTCGCCCGAGTAGCCCCACCAGCGCCACCTGTTGGTCCAGTTGTGGCCGTACCCGTCCGAGCAGGCGGTCACGGTCGCCGTGACCGTGACCGACCCGCTGGCCGGGTCGCCGGACCAGTCCATTGCGATACCAATGAACATGTATCCGCTAGAAGCGGACCATACGGTAGCCATACGCTGACCGTCCCTTCCTGTTAGAAGCCTGCGCCGAGGAGATCACGGGCGCGCGTGCGAGAAGCCGGAGCCAGCGCGTCATTCACCGCACCCCTGGCCGCGACGCGCATCCGCGCCATGAGCTGGCCGTCCTCGTCCACGACCACCAGCGTATCCGGCCCGCTGGTCGACGCGACGCGGTTCTGGAGCGCGTCCCACTGACCGGACGTAAAGACCGGCTCAGGCTTGCCCGTTTTATTCAGCACCGTGGTCAGGCCCGGCTGGAGATAGCCCCCATTGTCGAACTTGTACGTGCCCGCCGTGGGCGACCCCCAGATGCCGGTCTCGCGCACGAAAGCGCCAGGCTTCGGGGCCTCCACCATCATGCCGTTACCGGACGAGATAGCGACGTGCCAAGCCGGGTTGCCCCAGTACAGGAGCGTGCCGGGGACGCTGGCGTTGCCCGCGCTGGAGCCAGCCTGGTATCCCGCCGCCGTCAGACGCGGAATCGAACTGCCCATCTGGTGCGCAGCCCAATACACGAGGCCGGAACAGTCGAGACCCGGCGGAATAGACGAGCCACCCCACACGTAGGGCACGCCAATGGCCTTACGGGCGGCGTTGACGAGGCCGACCGCACCCATAGTCTCGGTCTTGCCCTTCAGCCAGTTGGCAAAGCCGTCAATCCAGATGCCGGGGACGGCACGCATCGAGTCCGAGATCATACCCGAGCCAGGCAGATTAGCCATCATGGCGTTGACCGGGGCCTTGATGAGGCTCGCCACCGCGCCGATGGGGTCCGCGATAATCTTCCCCATCGTGTCCGCCGCGTCCTTAATCCAGTCCCAGCCGCCCTTCACCGCGCCCCAGATACCGCCGTCCGCGTAAGCCGCGAACTTGACCCCGGTGTCCCCGCCGGGGATGTAGGAGGAGTGCGCCCTAGCGGCGGCGTTCATACGCGCCACAGCCTCGGGACCACCCACCGCACGCACCCACTCAGGGCGCATGATGGCCTCGCCGCCGGACAGAGCGAGCGCGCCGCCACCATCCGGAGAGAAGAAATGGTAAATATCCCGTCCCGGCGTGTAGCCGGGGAGGACACCGCCCGAGGCGTATTCGGCGATAGGCGAGACCGCCGGGAGACGGAAGGACAAGCCGAGCTTCTCGGCCATGCTGTCCGCCGTCTTCTTGATGCCCGAGGTGTACACCGTATTAATGATGAAATTGATGGGCTTGGCGACCACGGACTTGACCGAGCTCCAGATGTTCGCCACGCTATCCTTCATCGACTGGAAGGCGTTCTGGATGCCACCCGTCACCGTCGAGATGATCGACTGAAGGGTGCCGCTCATCCACGTTGCCACGTTGTTGATCGAGGTCTTGATACCGTCCCAGATCGACGTGATGGCCGTCCAGAGCGCCTGCGCGCCCGCCTTGATGTTCTCCCACACGGTCGAGATCACGGGCAGCACGTAGGACTGGAACCACCCGGTGACCGTCTGCACCGTCGTCTGGATACCCGTCCACACGGTCTGAATACCCTGCCACAGGAGGCCAGCGCCCGCCTTGATGCCGTCCCACACGGCGGTAATGACGGGCAGCACGTAGGACTGGAACAGATCGGCGGCGACCTGCACGCACGTCTGGATGTAGCTCCAGTATGCCTGGACGCCGTCCCACAGGAGGCCCGCCCCGGCCTTGATGCCATCCCACACGGCGACGATCACCGGCAGCACGTAGGCCGTGAAGAAGTCCGCCACAGTCTGCACCGCCGCCTGGATGCCAGACCAGGCCGACTGCATGTACTCCCACAGCGTCGCCACCCCGGTCTTGATGCCCTCCCACGCGGTCTGGATATAGGGCCACACGTAGGTGACAATGAAGTCGGCAATGCCCTGGAGGACGGCCTTCCACGCCTCGATGTACAGGGCAATAGCGGTCACCACGACCCACACGGCGATCTTGATACCCTCCCACACCGACTCAAAAACTGGCAGGAGGTAAGTCTTGAACCAGTCAATGACCGAGCCGACCGCGCTCTTGATGCCCGCCCACATGGCATCCACGAAGTTGCGGAAGGTCTCGCTCTTGTTGTAGGCGACGACGAAGGCCGCGACCAGCGCGCCGATAGCCACGACAATCAGACCGATCGGGTTGGCATCCATAGCCGCGTTGAGGAGCCACTGCGCGGCGGTGTACGCGCCCGTGGCGACCTTGCCAGCCACCATAGCGCCCTTCTGCGCCACCCATGCCGCCGTCGTGCGGCCAACCTGCACGCCCTGCTGAACGATGCTACGCAGGAAGTCGCCCGCGTACATGGCCTTCAGCGCGACGGTCTCCGCGAGGTCCCCAGCCTTGGCGACCTTCGCCGCCGTCCACGCCGACACCTGACCCCACACCTGCGTCGTCAGCGCAACAAGACTCATGGTGCCCGTGACCGTCTTCCAGGCGACGAAGCCGCCCACGACGGCCTCCAGGATGACCTTGTTCTGCACGAGCGCGCCGAAGAAGCTCCCCAGCACGCCCCAGAACGGGGAGGAGACGACCGCGCCCAGGAAGTTCGCCACGCCGGGTATCACCGTCGTGGACAAAAAGCCCCAGATGTCCATCACGTGGTCGCGCACCGATAGGATAAAGTCGATAAGTCCCGAGTCCTCCTCGACCCCGAAGAAGTTCCCGTCAAAGTTGCCGTTAACCGCGAGGTCAAAGAACGACTGAACGCCAGGGACGAGCGTCCCAGTCACCCAGTTGTACAGGTCCAGGCCGGTGTCCTTGATCGTGGTCAGCGCCGTGATGACACCCGAGTCCGACGCGAGACCGAACAGGTTCCCATCGTAGGAGCCGGTCGTGACCAGCGTCCAGATCGACTCCAGCGCCGGGAACAGACTCCCGTTAATCCAGCCGAACGCAGCGGACGCGCCCTCAGCCACCACACCCATGAAGTCCGTCAGGGCGGGCTTGATACGGTCCACGATCTCCATACCGCCCGTGACGAGCGCCGCCTGAAGGTTACCCCACGCGCCCTCAATCGTGCTGGTAGAAGTTGCAGCCTCCCGAGCCACGTCGGTGAAGCCCAGGTCCAGAATCGCCTGGTTGAATTCCTGGGCGGTGATCTCGCCCTTCGCCATCGCATCCCGGAAATTCCCCGTGTACGCGCCATTCTTCTCCAGGGCCTCCTGGAGCTTGCCAGACGCGCCCGGAATCGCGTCGGCCAACTGGTTCCAGTTCTCAGTGGTCAGCTTGCCCTGGCCCGCCGTCTGGGTCAGGACCATACCCACCGACTTGAAGGTGTCGGCATTGCCGCCCGCAACCGCGTTGAGGTTACCCGCCGCCTCGGCCAACTGGTCGTAGCCCTCCACACCGTTCGCGGCGAGCTGGGCCGTGATGTTCTGGATGTCGGCCAACTCGTAGACCGTGTCATCCGCGTACTTCTTCGTACTAGCGGTCAGCTTCTCGATCTCGTCCGACGCGACACCAGCGAAGGACAGCGTGTTCTTGAACTTGTCGGTCGCGTCGCTGGCCGCCAGGGCCTCGCGGGCGACGTCCGCGAAACCCACCACCGCGCCGATAGCGCCCATAGCCCCGAGGGCGAGCGCACCGGCCTTGGCCGCGCTCTTAAAAGCGCCGCCAAGGCCGGACTCGATCTTCTTCTCGGCGGGCTTGGTGTCAACGTCGCCCAGCTCCTTGCGGACGGACTCATTCAGGCCCTTCAGGGACGGCGCGATCTGAATCCACGCCGTCCCCAGGCTAAAGCCGTTTTCCGCCACAATCCGCTCCTAACTGTGCGCCGCGACCCACCGTCGCGCTCTCTCATCACGCCTCTGGGCCTCCGCCTCCGCCCGCTCGAACCATCCAGGCTCAGGCGGGGCGACCGGCTTGGGCACGTCGCCCTTCTTGCCGCCCAGGGACGTAATGATTATACCCTCCAGACGGTGGTTAGCGGCGAAGGTCGCCGCTACCTCGTCCGTCCAGGCCGCTGCTCCGCCCATGCGTTTGCGGAGCAGCGACCCTGATGGAAGGTTGTCGATCAGCACCTTGACACGACGCAGCGACAGGCCTCCGGTGAAAACCTCCGTCAGGTCAAGGTTGTATGTCATCTGGAAGTCGGCCTCCAGCACCTCCCAGTGGTCCTCCAGGAAGGTGGCGAGGCCGATCAGTTTCCCTGTCGGAGGGACTGGAAGACCGACTGGACAAATTCGACCACCTTGGAGTATCGGAGCTTGCCGGACTCCTCGCGGAGGGCGGTCAGCGCGGCCTCGCGCTCGCCCTCATCCGGGATAAGCAGCTCCAGCATCGGGCGGTAGTCGCCCTGCTCCATTGCCACCATCGCGTCGAAGTCGTCTACGTCGGTGGGGTCAACGTCAAGGGCAACGCCCATGACCTCGACGTGGACGGGCTGGGGCGCGCCGGTGTCGCGCTTGGCCTGGGCCTCACGGCGCGCCAGCTCAGCGGCGGAAGGGGCCTTGCGGGCTGCGGGCTTGCGGGCGGTGGTGGTCTTGGTAACCATGATCTGTTCTCCTAAATAGGCTATCGGTTAATTGATCTGTTCTCCAGGGGTGTGATGCCCACCCGCGCGCCGGGAGAACAGACACGGCGCGCGGGTGGGAGACCAAGGGGTCAGACGACCTTCAGGCCTTCCTCATCGGTCAGGAGGACGTAGCCGTCCAGGACCTCGAGGTTGTACTCGTACACGGTCAGCTCGCCAACCTTGTACGAGATGTCGGAGCGCTCGCCAAGCTCCAGGCGCTTAAAGACGTAGCGCCTCTGCTTTCCGGTGGACACATCGAAAAGGTCCGCCACGCCCACGAGGCCCTCAACCTTACGGCTGGTCGAAACCTCCATGCGGGTGATGGCGGACGTACCCGCCGTGACCTTCTCGGTCTTCAGCACGCCCAGGTATCGCTTCAGGAGTTCCAGCTTGGACTCCAGGAGCGAGGCCTTGAACGTGGTCGAAGACTCGGACATGTACGTGCGGACAACGCCGTGGCCCTGGTGGCCGCGAACCTTGTCCACCGAGTCGGACATGCCCAGACCCATGCCGTCCTCAGACAGCCAGCCCACGTCGATCATGCCCTGGGGCATGGGCGTGTTCAGGTTGGTGATCGTGGACAGGTCGGTATTCGCCGGACCCAGGTACAGGGTGTCCTTCTCGGACCCCGCCATGAACGCGAGATCAGCATTAGTCTTGCTCATGCTGCAACTCCTAACTTCGCAGTGACTTGGTACGTCGCCGTGTAGCGACGCAGGTCCGTGTCCGGGTCGGGCAGCTCCGCCGGAGCGGGAGACTGCACGACGGCCACGGGGCCGTCCGCACTCGGGAGAGCGTGGACGGCATCCCCTACGCGGCGGGCGAGTTCGCCCGCCCACCACGAGGTAGGCGCGTAGGAGTCGATGGTTATCTGAGCGGTGTACAGCACCCGGTCATGCTGACCAGGGCCGCCCGTCGCCAGAACGAGGACGTAAGGATGCGTCTTCTCCTCGGTGGAGGGGCGCACGCCGCCCACCGTGGTGCCCGCCAGCTCGCCCTCAAGGCCCTGGACGACACCAGGGCGGTTCAGGTAATCGATCACCAGCTTCTGGAGATCGGGGAGTGGGTGGCTCATCGTTAGCCCCTTCCTACGGCGCGCTCCAGCACGTGGTCGCGCGCCTGTCGCTTACGGGCCTTGTACGTCTCGGGGAGGACGTAGGCGCGAGCGCGGTCCTTACCGACGCGCACACCAGACGTGAAGCCCTCCCCGGCGCGTGCGGCGACCGCCGCCGCCTTCCGGGCGAGCAGCGCCTGCACCTCCGACCCCTTCAAGATGGCCTCCGCCGTCCGCTTATTCGGCTTGAACTTAACGCTCACGGGGTGCCTCCTTCCGCAGCCTCAGATATACCCCCAGGGGGTACCCTACCAGGGAGCCGACCGGCTCCCACACGCCACCACGCAGACGCACACGGTCACCCGGCAAGACCGCAGCCGGAGCCGCCTCCCGAGAGTCCCAGTAGATCGTCACGTCCTCGCGCGTCCCGTAGTCCTCGCCCGTGCCCTCGCGGTTCTCCGACTCCGTGGTGGCGACCAGGACCGGGGCCAGCGCGATCTCCTGAACGTCATGCGTCCGGAAGGCAACACCCAGGGGGTCGCGCTTCGGCTCCGACCGACGCAGCAACGTGGCCGGTTCCTTCCATGCCTCCATGACGCTCACGAGCGACCCCCGAACAGCGTGTCCGCGCACCCGAAGAACGAGGCCGTGGCCCCGTTGATGTCGTCCCGGTCCTGCCGGGTGAGGAACATGTCCCCGCTCGGTGTAGACCACGACGTGGACATGGTGAAAGGCCCGGTGGTCTGGGTGACCTGGGAGGCATCCCCGGCCACGCCCGCCGGACGCTGACGCAAAGCGCGAGCGACGACGCGGCACACGACCGCCGCGCGCACCGACTCCGGCGCACTCTCCCAGCCCGCGCAGCGGTGCCGGATGAGGTCGCTCGCATCCTCCAGGAGGACCTGAGCGCGCGCCGGAGCCGCGTCCACCACCCGAAGGTCCTCGGGCGTGAGACGATACCGCAGCTCGTCGAGCGTGGCGAAGGCGGGGGTGGCGGGGGTGGTCACGTCAGACCAGCTCCTCGTCGCCCCTGTCGGCCTTCTTGCCCGTCTTCTTGGGCGCAGCCTCGGGGGCGATCAGACCCAGGTCAGCAGCGCGAGCCGCCAGCTCACGGGCCTCACCCGCCAGCTTCTCGTCGGTGACCGTAGCCGACCCCTCGGTGAACTGGATGCTGCCCGAAGGCAGGACCAGAAGCAGCTCAGGGTAGATGGATGAGTAGATGTTCACGGTGTTCTCCTCGATGGTGGACCGGCGGCGGGGCCGATGCTCAAGGCCCCGCCGCCGGAGACGATCACGACAGCTTCAGCTTGCCGTGGTGCATCTCGGAGCCGTAGGACAGGCCAATCTCGCCGTAAAGCTGAACGCGATCATACGCGCCCGTCTTTGCGAGAGGCTCCGCGAAGAAGTGGCCCTTGCCCGGAATCTCCAGGAATACCGGGGCGCACTCATCGAGCGAGGCGACCACCAGCGTGTCGGCGGGCATGTTTCGGTCAAGCATGATGTTGCACTTGCCGAAATCGGTCTCGATGGTCTGGACGTTCACGCCGCCGACCTCACGGGACGACTCGCGGTACGCCGCGTCCTTGATGAAGACCTTGGACAGCGCACGCTTAAGCTTGCCGCCCACGATGATCGTTCGGGTCTCACCCTGCTGGATGCCGCCCTTCTCCCAGACCTTCTGCATGAGGTCCAGAACCAGGTCCTCGGTCAGCGCGCCGGTTCCCGCCACGACGTTGGTCGTGATGGCCTCGAGGAGGCCACGGGTCTTACGCGGGGTCGTGTTGTCCGTGGGGTCCTGGTAGGTGCCCACCAGGAAGGACTTGTTCACGTCGCGCGCGATCTGCTTCAGTCCCTGGTCGATCTGCCACAGCATCTCGTCCTCGGGCAGGGTCACTTCGCCGATGGTGACCGTCTTCTCGCCGCCCGTGGAGCGCTGGCGGGTGACCGCCTGGCGGGTATAGGACAGCTCGATGGCCTCCTGGTGAATCTCCAGGACGTTGCGGTTGGTGGAGCGCACGCGCTCCTCCGCCGTGGGGGCCTCCTGACCTTCCTTGCGCTGGCGGTTCTCGTCAGCGTCGCGCAGATCGTAGGTCTGCCACTCGTAGAGAGTGGCACCAGCGGAGACACCGCCGGTCAGGCCGCCGATAGCGGACAGGAACGGGGTGTCCTCGGGGGACACAGCGAAAAGCTCGCCGACGTAATTGGGCAGGTTGTAGGTCGTGCCCTGACCAGTGATACCGGCCATGGTTTCCTCCTAGATCAGGTTGGAGACAGAAGCGAGCTTCGCCAGCTTCAGGCGAGAAATCGCGTTCGTGTCGTTGTTCGCCTCGGCGCGGACGAGCATCTCGTCCACGCTAAGGACCTCCCCGCCGGGGTTCTTCGTCCCCACGGTGGGGAGCGTGGGCGTGGAGGCAGCCCCAGCGGGTGCCAGGGTGGACTTAGCGAGACCCGCCAGGGTCTCATTCAGAGCCTCGAGGTCCGCGTCATCGCGGATGAAAGACCCGAGCGAGGCGGGGATGCCCGCCTTCTCCAGGCGCTGCGCGCGCTTCGCCTCGCGCTCGCGGGCCTCCTCGCGGTCGCGCATCTCCCGGAGCTGCTTCTGAAGGGCCTCGACGCTCGCCTGGAGCGCCGCCACGGTCGCCTGAGCGTCCTCAGCCGGTGCCTCGGGGGCCACCGGGGCCTCCTCGTCCTTGGTGTCGGGCGCTTCGGGGGAGTCCGCGGACTCCTCGGAGGCCTCCTCAGCCGGTGCCTCGGGGGCCTGATCGACGGCGGGAGCCTCCTCAGACGGGGCCTGATCGACGGCGGGAGCCTCCTCAGACGGGGCCTCAGCGGCTTCAGGAGCCGCCGGAGTAGCCTCCGGTGCCTCGGGGGTCTGATCGACGGCGGGAGCGGCCTCCTGCGCCGCCTCCGGGGCCGTGGATGTGGCCTTAGCCTTCTTGCTCATTGCTGTTCTCCTTCTCCCGAGAAGCCGCCAGCTTCTCAAGCCTGCGCGAGCGGAGCGCCCTCGATGGCCGGTCAACACCCTGACCATCTGAAAACAATTCCGGGTGCCCATCCCGCATATACGCCGTAATTATACGCCCAGATGGTGCCTTCACACCATCTTTCACCGCAGCACGGCGCGCCGACAAGTACGCCGCGTACATATCGTCCGGATGGTAACCAGGCAGCGCCTTATGCTCCCAGTCCGGCACAATGCGACAGTCGCATGAGTCGTGGTACTCGTGCCCGGCCCCGCCCGCGAGGTCCTTCGAGTGATACACCCAGCCGCGCGAGGCCAGGAGCGTGCAGAACGCGCATGTCTTGCCGACCGGGACGCGGGCGAAGCGCGGGGCGCTCGGGTCCAGGTCCGCCGCCCGCAAAATCGACCGGCGCGCCCCGGTCTGAATCTCCCGCCCGATGGCCCCGGCCACGACTCGGATAGCCCGGCCCGGGTTGTCCCGGCCAAGACCCGCCGCGTAGCGGCTCAAACGGTCGATCCGCTCAGCCGAGTTCGCCGGAATCAGCGCCTTCGGCGTGTACGCCGTCTTGTACGCAGGCCGAAGCTCCTGATACCAGTCAAGCGCGCCCTGCGTCAGCGCCGGGCCGTAAGCGTCCACCAAGCTGCTCAGGAAACGCTTCATCTCCTCACGCGATAGGGGCACGTCCTCGAAATTCAGGGCGCGGAAAAGACTCACCAGCTGGTCCTCCGCGCCCGTGAGCGTCGCCCTGACCAGCTGATCGTAGACCTTCAGCTGCTCAGATGAGGTCAAAATCACCACCCCCGGCGGAGGGGCCGCGAGCGCCACGCAGAATCGCGTCCAGGTTATCCCGGCCCCGCGTCTGCTCGATCTGCGCCCGCATCCGCGTAATCTGCTGGCGTGTATAGCCCAGCTCCTCCAGGGCCACGTCGGTCTTACCGATCTCCGGGATGGCCTGAATCTGCTTGATCATGGCATCCGACTGGGAGACAATCGACGGGCGGGCAGGGTTGCGCCAATGCGTCGAGATACGCGCCGCGTCCTCGGGCAGCCACCCGTCACGCAGCATCAGGATGTTGCGATACACGCGGTTGAGCGCGTAACTGTTCGCGTCGTTGAAGTCGGAGGCTTCGGTCACCAGCTCCTCGCGCGCCGCGTAAATCGCATCCGCCGAGGATGGGTTGTCCTGGACGATGCCCAGCGAGCCGACCGGGAGGGACAGCGCGCCCGCCATCTCCTGAGCCAGCTCACGTAGCTGATCGACGTAGGGCTGCATGGACTGCTGGGGGATCATATCGACCTCGGGCGTGTCGCCGTCCTCGTCGCGGGAGATGCCCTTCACGGAGCCGAGTCGCCAGCTCCAAGACCCCTTGATCTGATCGAACGTCGTCTTGTCCACGCCTCGCAGGAGCAGGCCGGGGGCTGTGAACAGCTCCGAGGACACGTCCATGCGCATCGACGCGCGCACGGCACGGTCCACGATGGACAGCACGCCATCTGTCAGCCTGGAGCGCCCCAACGGGCGATCCAGGTTGCCGCGATAGACCAGCGCCTCCATAGGCGTGCGTCCCAGGTGATGCTCCACGTGGCCCGTCACGAACCACCCCTGAGCGCCCAGGGGAGCCATGCTCACCATGACGTGCGGGGTCAGCAGGATCAGCTCGACAGGCCGACCCAGGTAGTCCACGTCGTTGATCAGGAGGCCCGCGCGGATGCCCCGGCGACGACGATCCCACAGCGCCGCCGCCGTCATAGCCGAGTACGGCAGGACGAGGACCGGCGGGTCACCCGCCGCCACGTCGCCGGGCAGGGTGGCGAGGAAAGACACGCCATGCGTCGCCGCGCTGGCGACCGCCTGCCCGATCTCCGTAGCAAACCGATTCTCGTCCAAGATCGAGGACAGCCCGTAGGGGTCCTCCGACCCGTCCGGGGCCACCACACCGTCCCAATGGCACCGCGACGTGAGCGAGAAGACGGCCTTCTCCGGCCACGTGGACACGATACGGAGGTCACGGGCAATCTCGCGCGGGAGCGCAATGTCCAGCGAGTCCACGAACACCTTGCAATCCAGGTACGCCTGACGACGGGCATTGCCGGGATAGCGGGCCTGCCACGTGTTCACCAGCTCCTCGAGGGTCGCCTGGAGGTCGTCAGGCAGGCCCGCCACGGACGGCGTGGTGAAAAGCTGGGGTCCCATGCCCGCGATCAGGCGAGTATCGACGTTAGTGGTCATGCGAGGGCCTCCTGGCTCCGGTTAGGACGGCGGCGCGTCGTCCGCGCCATCCACAGCGCCACGCTCACGGCCTCCAGGGGCACCTCGTCGCCCTCCTGGGCCGTCGAGTGCCACCCCCACGCGCCGTCCACCGTCCTGATCTTCTTGTCTGACACCCCCACAGACGCATCCAGGGGGTCGCTATCCGCATTATACCCGCCCGGATGCGAGACCGTGCGACCCCTGACCGCGTTCAAGAATACCGAGCAGGCCGTGAAGTACTCCGCGTTGTCCAGGACGTGCAGGTAGCGGCGCGGCGGACGCAGGGCGCGCAGGTCCTGCTGGAGCGCCAACGCGCCCGAACGGCCAGACACGCCAACCGCCGAGTAACGGCCCCGCCGCCCGTACAGCCACTCCGCGAGCGCCGCGCTGCTCATGGTCGAAAAATCGCCGGCTTCGAGGTCGATCAGCTCCACGTGGGACACGCCCGTCTTGCGGTCATGCAGCGCGCCAGCCACCGCGACGCGCCGCCCATCCTTCGAGAAAGCCACCCCAAGGGCGCGCACCGCGCGATCTGAAGCCAGCTCGAGGGGCAGGGACGTGACCCCCGTCGCCTCCCAGTCGTCCAGTGAGATCAGGCGGCGAGTGTTGTCGTCCGAGGCCCACCAGCCGAGGCGCTCGCGGGCGAAACCATCGTCCGAGTACCGCTTGCGCTCGGCCTCGATCACGCTCAGCTTCAGGCGACCAGATGCGACCGCCGGGTTGGTCCGCACCCACAGATCCCGGTCGTCCAGATCGACATCCGCCAGCGACTTGGGCAGGCCCGGCGGAGACCACTCATCCCAGCACGTGCGCGAAGACTCACCGCTCAGCGCGTCACGGCGCACGCGCGAAAACACCTCGCCCTCCGCCGTCGGCCCCGGCGGCGTACCCGTGTATATCCACTGGGGGTCACCCAGCGGGGCCGCCGACGTGGTGGACAGAAGCGCCTCCAGCGCCTCGTCCGTGAGCTGCTGGGCCTCGTCCATGACGAGAATATCGACCGTGAAGCCACGCCCGGACCCCTTCGAGCGCGCCGCGATCTCGATAGACCCGCCATTCTTCAAGAAGATGGCCTCCTGGCCGTTCACGTTGCGGACGTTCTCCACAAGGGCGTTCAGCTCGGGGAACTTCGCGCCGGGGTCGTTAGCCTTCTGCCCAAAAAAGTGCTTCAGGCGGCGGAAGTGCTTCTGCGCCGTCTTCACCTCGTGCGCCGTGTGCAGGATGCGCTCACCGCGCCCGATCACGCCGAACAACTCCCTGATCTCCAGGGCGGCGTTTTTGCCGTTCTGGCGGGGCACCGCGAGACCGCATGTGAGGTTGGCCCAGCTATCGCCCGCCGTCGCCAGCCAGTTGTCGAGCACCCAGGCCTGCCAGGGGTCCGGAACCAGCTTGTAGTCGGCGGCCAGGGATATGGCGAGGTCCCCCAGCGAGTCAATCGAGGGGGACGTGATGGTCACGCAGGGGCGCTGGGAGGCCTCCAGCGCCTCCCGGCTAGGAGGCGCGAGTGTCACGCTTACGCATCCTCGCCTTGAAGATGTCCACGGCGGTCTCCTCGCGGCCCTTGGGAGGCGTGGGGGAGGCCGTGGCGGCCGGGTTTTCCAGCTCGTAGAGGTCTCGGGACAGCTTGTTGGCGGCGTTCAAGAGCGCCGACAAGCTGTCTGGCTTCGCCACCCGGATGGCCTCCCGTGCGGTGTCCAGGAGGTCGCGCAGCTCCGCTTCGCGGTCGTACTTCTCGGGCATGTCAGATCAGCCCCGCCGCGTCGGCTGGCAGCACCTCGTGGATGCCGGACTTCTTCAGGCACGTTTCCATGAGGTAGGAGACGTTCACGCCGGGCGCGATATAGGCCCTGACCGCGCCGTCAATGGCTCGGTTTCGGTTGGCCGCCGTGATCTGCTTGGGGGTGCGCAGATACACGCGGGCGCGGCGCTTGCGGTCCTCCAGGTACTCGGCACGGTGAAGCGAGTGCGTGCGGTACGTGGGGTCGTACTGGCCGACGAACGGCTGGAATTTGCGTCGCAGCGCGTCGCGGTTCGGGAAGATCACGACGGTGTGTGCCCCGTCTGGGGTCTCGTCGAGGAGGTCTAACAGATCGAAGTCGTTCATGGGCCGATTATAGCACGTTTGGCTGGTTTTAGCGCATGGGGTGTTTAGCGCTTTGAGGGGGCGGGGGATACCCCAGGGGGGTATTTCGCTTGGGCCTCTGGGTGT